ATGCCCTGCGTCCAGAAGACGCCCTGCGTGCGGTGCACGCTCATCTGCAGCTTGACGCCCGCGGTGGTGGCGCAGAACATGTTCTCCGTGAAGCCAAGGCGCGGCGTCGTGAAGCAGAGCGCGACGTCCTTGTAGGTCGGCGGCTCGACCGGGACCATCGCGTCTGGCTTGCGCGCCTTGACGTTGAGGCTCACGGGCAGCGATGAGCAGTCATCGTCCGTGCTATTCCACGGCTCGCAGGCGGTGAAGCCGACCGCCTCGAGCAGGCCCACGAGCTTCTGCTGCTGGTAGATCGCCTTGTGCTCATCGAGCGCGTTGGACTGCCCGCCCATGAGGAAGCCCTCGAGCGGCATCTCGCCGCCGCGGTTCTCGCCGTACCACTGCACGATCTTCTCGAAGTCAGGCACGGCGACCTTGATGGTGCCTCCCGGCTTGAGCACGCGGAACCAGTGCTCCAGCACGGTCTGCGCCTCGCGGTACGGGATGTGCTCGAGTACGTGCGATGCGCGGATCTCGTCCACGCTCTCATCGCGGAAGGGCAGCGCGCGCACGTCATGCCCGAGCGAGTCGTCGATTGGCGTGTAGCCGGGAAGGCGGTGCGGGCCGCAGCCGAGGTCAAGTCTGATCATGCGCGGACGATACTCGCCAAATGACACAGGGGCGACCCGAAGGCCGCCCCTGCATCGGTGTGCGTCGTGCGCACGGTGCCAGCCCGAAGGCCGGCGGGAGGATCAGGACAGCTGGCTGAAGGGGCCGTTGACCACGAGGCCGACGGTCGTGTTGCCAGTGCCGAGCGCGCCGCTCGTTCCCTGCGCTGCCACTGCCTCGCCGATCGAGTCGGGCGCGGTGGCCGGACGCGACAGGTTGCAGATCGCCCCGACCACCTGCGTGGTGCCGGGCGTGTAGGACAGGCGGAGGTAACGCTTCTTGCCGAGGCAATCGACGTTGATAACGAGCGGCTGCACGGCAGTCGCGGAGGTCGCCATCTCGGCGGGCAGCGTGAAGCCGTTTGCCGAGTTGGTGCCGCCGACGTAGCCCGTCACGTTCGTGAAGGCTGCGGTGGTGTCGCCTTCCGCGATCGAGAGGGCCACGACGCGCGTGGTCGCCGAAGCCGTCTGCGGGAGCACCACGAACTGCGCGTTGGCGAAGCCGAGGGTATCCACGATCAGGGTGGCCGTTCCAGACTGGTTCACGCTAGCCGGGGCGAGCGAGATCGTCTTGGTGTTCTGGTTGAAATGCATGGTTCAGTGTCCTTTCAGGATCAGAGGGTTGCGCGGATGAGAGCGCCGGAGACGGAGCCCGAACCGACGTTCGCCACGTTGAGGTCGAAGCGCTCGGTGCCGCGCGCCGCGATCTCGTCCTGCTCGAACGCATTCAGTGCCGCGTTCGAGAACTCCACGGTCAGGCCACGGCGGTCGCCGAGGTAGGCCGCGAGGCTCATGTCGCCGAAGTACGCGTAGGTCTGGCCGTCCGCGTCGCTGGGGGCAGCGATCGCCTCGGAGAGCACCACGTCGTAGCCGTAGAACTTGAGCTGTTGCGTGGAGGCGTCCATGATCTCGCCGAGCATCGCGCCGTTGGCGCCTTCTGCCAGACGGAGGAACACGGAGTTCCACACGGAGCGGCGCACGTACCACTTGGCGTTGGGGCCATCGGCCCACTGCGCGAGCTTGCCGACCACAGCGCGGAGGCTTCCGAGCGTGACCGACGAGAGCGCCGTGACGCCTGCGTCAGAGGTCGCGCCAGCGTGAGCGCATGCGGCCTTGCATCCGACGATGCCGCCGTAGGTGCTCGTGCCGTCGCCCTCGAAGAGGCACTCGTCCTCCTTCTTCGCCATCGCGTACGCGATCTCCTGCGCGAGGTTGTCGCCGAGAGCGACGATGTTGTCCTCGTTGAGCTCCGAAGAGATGGTCGTGAGGACCATGAGCTTCTTGGCCACGAGCGCGACCTGATCGAAGGCCTGCTCGGATTCGGTGCCTGCAGCAGCCTCGCCGACGAAGTACGCGCTGACCGTTCCGGTGCGGCGCGGCATGCGGAGCACGTCGCTGCCCATCGGGACGATGCGGCACTGCTGGCGGGCGACGCCGAAGCTATCGCGGAGGTTGATGAGCGAAGGCTCGAGCACGTCAGGCACGAGGAAGCCGCCGGCGGTGTTGATGCCCTCGACGTGTCCCTTCGTGATGCGAATGCCCTTGTCGGCGCAGAACTGCGCGGACTTCTGCGAGCCCATGCAAGCCATCGCCCAGCGGCCGAAGTTGTACGCCTCCTCGGCGGACTTCAGGTAGCGGGCGCGACCGTAGACGGGCTTCGCAGCCTCAACCACGACGGCCTTGGGTGCCTTCGCGCCCTTGCTGATCTCGTCGCGGATGACGGAGCGGACCTCGGTGGCGATGCTCTTCGCCATGTCCTCGGGCTTCTCGTCCATCATCGCCTCGACCGGAGCGTCGGCCACGCTGATCTCGATATCGATGGCTGCGGGATCGACGGGGTTGCCCTCGGCGTCCACAACCATCACGTCCTCCATGTACAGGGCCTTCGCCTTGGCGAAGCCCTTGGAGCCCTTCTGGTTTGCGAGGCTCTGCAGGTTCTTCTGCAGCTCCTCGATGGTGATCTTCTTCATTGGTACAGGTTCCCTTGTTGGGGTTGGTTTCGGGTGAGTTGGTTACGTGCGGCGCAGGTCATACGTCCGGGCCGTGAGGCCCACCGTCCCGACCGATCCGAATGCCACAACACTAGGCGCGCCAAAAGCAGCGCAGGCCGCCCACAACGGACGGCCCGCGCCAAGGAGAGAGTCTGTTCGTCAGTCGGCGTAGATGCGTCCGCGCGCTCGGGCGATCTCGTCGCGCACGATCCGCGTACGGTCGTCCGCTGCGACGGCGGGGATCGTAATGCCGACCTTCCACTTGCGGGCGACCGCGACGGGCGCAGGCTCGTCGGGCACCGTGACGCCGAAGCGCTTGACGGCGGCGGCGCTCACGAGCCCCTTGCGGACGGCGGTGATGATGGCGTCCTGATTGGCGGGGATCGACACGACGCTGACCTCGAGGAGCTTCCACTTGCCGTAGACCCGGCGGACGCCCTCGCCGAAGCGCTCCGTGTCCGCCTTGCTGGCAGGGCGCGCCTCCGTGCCCATGAAGCCGATGCTCATCGTGTTGAGCGCGCCGAAGTCCATGAGCGCCGCCACCGTGTCTGGGAGCCAATCGCCCGTATGTCCTTCCGGTCGCGGCGCGAGCGCAAACTCCGCCTCGATGCTGCGGTCACCGCGCTTCATCGACAGCATCTTGCCGATGGGCTTCAGCGCGTCATGCTCGTAGAGCAAGACCGGGTTTTTCTCGTAGTCCTTGCTGTTCATCCCGGCGGGGATCACGACCTCGCCATCGCGGTCCACGCTGTCGGTGGTGATGGTCGCCGTGAATGACCGCGCCTTGCCTGCGGTCTTGCGAATGGATGCGGAGAGGGTCTTGCTGTTCATTCCTCGAATAGCCTCGGGTCAAGGGCGGCGGTCGTGTCGCAGCGGCAGTTGGGGTGCAGCGGCGGCGCTTTGACGGAACGATAGGAGAGCGTCATCTGCCCGCCGTCCGTGCCCGTCAGGACGGTCCCGCGCGCGTAGAAGTCATCGTCCAGCCCGATGGCGTTCTCGCTGTACTGCGCTGCCGCAGCCTCGCAGAACTCGCAGGCGTCCGGGGAGAGGAGCCACTGCTTGCCCTGTACGACGCCCGTCTCCTTCCACGCCTCGATGCGCCCCTCGGAGTAGGCGTAGGCGCTTTCGGTGCGCGCGATCATCGTCGCGCGGTCCTCGCTGAAGCCCTGCTCGGCGATGGCGTCCGCGATCTGCGGGATCGAGAGCCCCTGCTCGACGCCCGTGGCGACCGCGCCGGCGACGCGCTCGGCGAGGTGCTGGCTCACGACCTGCGCCATGCGGTCGGCGCTGCGTGCCGCAGCCTGCACGGCGAGCGGGTTTGCCTGCCCGAAGTCGACGAGCTCGTTGACCGCGGGGATCGCGGGCAGCGTGGCGAGCGCCGCGCGTGCGCCCGCATCCGCCATGACCGCCGCGTAGGGGCGCGCGATCTCGGCGATCTGTGACGCCATGTCGGTGCGCATCCCGGTCGCCATCGAGCGGATGCGCTCGACCAGTCCCTCGGGCGTGCCCTTCCATCCGCGCGCGACCTCCTCCAGCTCGCGCACGCGGGGACCGACCACGCGCTCCAGTTCCCGTATGTACCTGTTCAGTTCCCGCGCCTCCACATCCCGCAGCGGCTCGTCCGCAGCCTTCGTCCTGATGCGCTGCGCGTCAGCCGTGAAGGGGAGCCACGGCATCGCGGCGTCGGGGTCGATGCACCGCGCCGCAGGCGACCGCGCCAGCGCCTTCGCCGCACGCAGGATGATGCGGTCGCGGCTGCACATCAGGCGCCTTCGCCGTCCCACACCCACAGGCAGGTCGCCTCATCCAACACGGCGTCGGGGTGCGGCTTGGGCGGTATGAACGCATCGCGCTGCGCGTCGTACGTGTAGCCGATGCCCGCGTAGTTGAAGCGCAGCGCCTTGGACTGGTCGGCGCTCGGCTCGCCCGTCTGCGGGTCGTAGTGGACGCCGCCGCGAGTGTTGTAACTCGTGGTGACCCACATGCCGCTATCGGGCAGCGTGTCGATGAAGTCCTGTTCGGCGACGATGACGCGGTCGACCTTGCCCGTGACGTTGACTCTTGCGAAGTGTCCCATGTTGTTCCTTATGCCGTGAGCGCGAACGTGCCGGAGGTCGTGAAGGTGTGGAGCGTGTACCCGCCGCTGCTGGTGACCGTGCCGCCCGTGGCGCGCTGCGCGCCGAGGTAACGCACGATGACGATGCCGGAGCCGCCTGCGCGACCCGGATGCGTAAGTAGGGTTCCATCTGCCATGTAGCAAGCGCCACCACCGCCGCCGCCCGTGTTTGCGGTTCCTGCGGTCGATGTTGCAGTGCTTCCGCCGCCATTGCCACCGCCACCGATACCGCCAGTTCCACCGGGCTGGCGAGTTGCCGCGCTTTCGTTTCCGTGACCGCCACCACCACCGCCTGCGTAATCAACTGCGCTTCCGCTGATGCTGCTGCTTGTGCCTGCGCCACCATTGCCGCCCGCTGTTCCGGCAACGCCGTTTGATCCTGCCGCAGTATGGCCGCCTCCGCCGCCGCCTGCTGAACTCAAGTTTGGGAATGCCCCGGTTTCCTGCGCATTTCCGCCGCTGTTGCCCTGCGATGGCGATGTTGCTGGCGTGTTCCCTGCTGCACCTGTGGCAGTACGACCGCCACCACCACCAGAGCCTCCAGTCGCCGGAGGTGTTCCGGCAACACCGCCGCCGCCGCCGCCGCCCGTTGATGTGATTGACGCAAAGACGCTGTCGTTACCAGAGGTTCCGCGACCATTGCCGACAGCGGCTGCACCTCCGCCGCCCTCAGTGACCGTGTACGACGTTCCACTTGCCAGCGAAAGCAGCGTCCCGCCATCGGTGCGGAATCCTCCTGCACCACCGCCACCACCCGCGTATCCGATGCCGCCACCGCCGCCACCACCCGCCACGACGAGGTATTCAACCTCAAGCGTTTCGGGCTGGAACGTCTGCCACGCGGTCCCGTTGTAGTACTCCAGTCGGCTGCTTGTGCTGTTGTGCCGGATCATTCCTGCCGCAGGCGTGCCGGGTCGCTGCGCAATCGTGCCGCTGGGGATCGTGATCGCGCCCGTGCTGGTGAAGCGCGAGTCGCCGCCAACGTTGATCGCTCCGCCGATGCCGACGCCACCCGCCACGCGCAGCGCGCCCGTGGTCGTGCTGGTGCTTGCGGTCGTGTCATCGATGCGCGTCACACCTGCGACCGTAAGCGTGTCGTTCAGCCCGGTCGCGCCCTGCACCGTGAGCGTGTCCGCGATGGTGACATCGTCGCCAAGCGTGAAGTCGCCGTCTACCTGAAGGTCGCCCTTCAGCGTGGTCTTGCCGCGAACGGACAGGGTCTCGAACTCGGGATTCACAAGGACAGGCGCGCCGCCTGCGGGACCGCGTGGACCGCGTGGACCTGCGGGACCGCGCTCGCCGGGTTCGCCCTTCTCGCCGGGTTCGCCTTGGGGACCACGGGGACCGACAATCGACTCGCCGTCGCGCCCGTCGCGCCCCGGTTCTCCGCGCTCGCCTTGTGGGCCTTGTGGACCGGGTACGCCTTGCGGACCCGTTGGTCCTTGCTTGATGACGGCGATGGACTTGTGCGCCTGCTCGACCTCATCGCGTGCGGCATCGGCTGCGACACGCGCACGCTCTGCGCGCTCGCTCGCCTTCTTGGCAAGCGCGGCTGCGAGGACTGCGGGAGGAATCGAATGGTCAGGGCTGCTCATCGGTGTTCAGTTCCTTGGTGATGACCTGCGGCGTGTCAAGCCCGAACGCCTTGAGGAGCGTATCGGTGTTGAGGTCGGTGTCTGCGAGATCGTCGCTGTAGATGTACTCCAGCAACTTGCGCTCGGCGTCGGCGTGCGGCTGCATCTGCTTGTCGACCGCCGCGACGAGCCTGTCGAGGATCGCATCGTCCTCGCTGCGCCCGTGGCGGTCCAGTTCGCCTACGAGGTCCAGCACGACGCTGCGCGTGATGCGCTTCTCGCTGGCGGCGTCCAGTTCCTCGACCTTGCGGGCCGCCCAGCCTGCGCCTGCGCCGTCCGGGTTCGACGGGTCGCCGCCCCACAGCATCCACGCGATGGCGCCTGCGGACGGGTAGCCGTCCTCTCCGGGCTGCGCGCCCTCGGCGTCGAGGTCGACGCGGTGGCGGCTGAAGTATGCGTGCATCCGGCGCACAGTCTCGGGGGACAGGTTCGCCCGGTTGCCGATGTCCCGTGCGCGTGCCACGCCGACCGCCGTGCCGCCGCGCCCGTACTCCTCGCGCAGCGCGAGTCCACGGTTGGCGAGGTCCGCCATCTCGGAGGTGGGCTTGGTGTCAACGTCCTCAAGCGCCTTGGCGGGATCGGCCTCGCTCCACGCCTTGCCCTCGCAGACGCTGATAGCGATAGCGATGGCCTGCTCGCGGGGGTAGCCCTCGCCCATCAGGGTGCTGATGTTGTTGCTCACGCAGTCGTCGCCGCCCGTGACGAGCGGCTTGCTGACGAGGCGCTTGAACGCCTGCACGGGCTCCGTGACGGCTTCCGCGTCCTCGGGCTCTACGGACGGGGCGGGCAGGCTCGGACGGCTCTGCGCGCCTCCCTGCGCCCCAAACAGCCCGCCGAAGGGCGATGCGCCCATCGGGCTCGCGCCGAGCGGCTGACCGTTGACGTACAGGCGGTCGGCGGACGGGTCGGGAACGGGGTCGTAGCCGGCTTCAAGCCGCGCCTCGTTGGGCGTCATCCAGCCGCCCGCGACGGAGGTCTGGCGCTCGACCAGATCCTGCGTGCGGTCGGCGGGGACTGGGTTGTCATATGCGAGGTAGGCGTCGTCCTCGATGCCGAAGAGCGGGAGGAGCTTGGCGTTCAGCGTCTCCTCGTCGAGCCGGCAGATCGGGGCGATGGTGCTCTCGCGCCACTGCGCGTAGCCGCTCTTGGCGGCAGCGAGGTTGGGGTCGTTGGCCTTGAGCATCGACACGGGCACGCCAAAGACGGCGGCGATCTCCTCCACGATCTCGTCGCGCCCCGACAGGTCCTTCGTCGGGAAGGACAGCGGGCGCATGTCCACGTCGCCCGTGACCGCGAAGAACTTGCCCGCCTTGCGCGTGCCCTGCAGCGCCTCGCGGATCTTCGTCTCGAAGCGCTCGAGCTGCTCGCGCCCCGCGCCGCCCTTGACGATGACCGCATAGTCCGGGCGCGCGTTGTTCTCGAAGAACGACAGGTCCATCTCGTGAATCGCCTCGTTCTGCTGCGCGACGCCCCACGCGCCCTCGAGCTTGCCCATGCCGTAGAGCAGGCTCTTGGGGTTCGGGCGGCGGAAGTGGATCACCTCGTCGAGCGTGAAGTCCTGCTCGGTCTGCTGGTCCGCGCCGTAGCGGTAGCCGGCGATCAGCCCATCGACGGACGGGATCACCTTGACGTGCTGGCTTGGCATCGTCCACAGCTCGACGGGGATGCCGAGCGCAGCGTCGAAGACCGGATGCAGGTAGGCGTTGCCCGTGAGCTCAAGGAACAGGATGCGGGTCATCGCCAGCCCGAAGCCGTCGTCCACCGTGTTCGCCTTGCGCAGCACCTCAAGGACGGGGTGCTCGAACGCCACCTCCTCGAAGTCGCCGGCGAGCGCCTTGCGCATCACGAGCCGCGATGGCTGATGCGCCGTGTCGCCCATGAGGTACGCCTTGCGCGCGCGCGGCACGCGGCGGGTGTCGAAGAGCTTGCGCCCCGGACGCGTGCGGACGTACAGGCGCAGCGGCACGGACGCGACCGCCTGCGCGTTGATGCTCGCGGCGGCGTAGATCCACGACGAGTACGCGCGCACCGCCGAGCCGTAGGAGAACGGCTGCGCCTTGACCCGCCCGCCCTTGTCGATGACGGACAGGCTCGACTCGAAGTATGCGTCTGCGGTGTCCTGTCGCTTGCGGCGGAAGAGGTCGAGGATGCCCATGAGGTCAGAAGATCCGTATGTCGAGGGTGTTCGAGCGGGCGTATGCCAGATGCCGCACGGCGAGGGCGAGCGCACAGACGCCGTCGTCGTGAAGTCCTGCAGGTGCCTCATACCTTACGCCTGTGCGGGTGTGCTCGTAGCCGAACGCCTCCAGCTCGCTGCGGAGCCACCCGTCGGGGATGCCGATGCGCCCTTGCTGGATCGCGGCGGCTAGCCCCTCCATCAACTGCTGCTTCGAGGGAGCCGTGAACTTGAAGCCCTCGACGTTCGGGAGGTCGCGCTGCAGGTCCTCGACAATGGGGTCGCCCACGCCCGTCGAGTCGATGAGCGCTGGTGTCTCGCCGATCATGCGGACGAGCCGGCTCTTGGTGTCCGCCCACTGCCCCTGCCACCGCTCGAGTGCGACTACGTTGCCTTGCTCGTCAAGCCCACAGGCGACCGTCCAGTCCTGCGACTTCGCCAGATCGACGCCCCAGACCGCGACCGCGCCCTCGGTGTCCGGGCGCACGCACTTGGCGATGGCGTCGATGCCGAACGGGTTGCCGCCGTCGTCGCTCGGCTCGGCGAGGTAGAGCTCACGGAACACGGCTGCCGGGCGGTCACGCTGCGCCGCCTCGACCTCCTCGCGCTTGATCACGCCGCCGGCGACCGCATCCCACGCGGTCAGCTTGTGGTAGCCGATGTCGCCTGCGCCGTCCTGCTGGGCCCGCTGCGCGAGGCGGTGGACCCAGTTGCGGCGTCCCCGGACGTTGCCGATGATCCGCACGGGCGCGCGCGTGGCGGTCAGGGTCGAGCGCACGGCGTGCCACGACTCCTCGCGCATCCGGGTCGCCTCATCGAGCACGGCGCCGTACACGTCCTCGCCGTACAGGTTGTCGGGGTCGTCGCCGCTCTTGAACCAGATCCGCGAGCCCGACGCGAGCTCGACCCACATCTCGGTGTCGTGGCTCTTCCACACTCGCTTGAGCGGATCGGACTGCCGCAGCCACGCCTTCATGCGGTCGAACGCGATGCGGCTCTGCTGGTAGACGGGCGCCACCCACCAGTACGAATGCCCGGCGGTCTTGTCGTTCCACGCGCGCCCGAGCAGCCACACGAGGCATCCGGCGGTCTTGCCCGCCTTCGAGCTCGCCTCGATCACGACGATCCGGCGCGGGTCGTGGATGGCGTCGTACTGCTTGCCGTAGAGCGGCGGCAGGCGCAGCTCGACCATCAGTCGCGCCGCTCGAAGGTGATCGGCTTCAGTTCGATCCGCTCGGTCGCCTCGCCGCTCTCAAGGCGCCCGATCTTGTCGAGGAGCGCCAGCGCCTCGACATCGTCCTTGCGCATCTGCACGAGCAGGCGCACGGCTGCGATGCGGTCGCGGTCCACCGGGCTGCTGCGCATGATGCTCGCGGCGATGTCGCGGGCGTCGCGCCTCACGTCCTCTGGCACGTCCCATCCTGCCCGTAGCGCGGCGGTCAGCGTGCGCAAGTCCTCGCGGACGTGGTGCGGGTCACGAAAGAGCGAAGAGCCGCCCTGACCCTCCATTGGAACGATGTCACTCATGCTGTCACGATACGACAGCGCCCACACCGTAGTGCGGGCGCATGTCGCTTCCGGGGGGTTGTCGGTCAGTCCTTCTTGAACAGCTTGCCGATGGGCACGATGTTGCCCGCGACGTATCCGATCACGCCGCACAGCAGCGCGAACCAGATGGAGCCGAGGAAGGAGGACATGTCAGCGATGAGGGTCATAGGTATCTCCGGTAGCCGCGACCGCGTGCGCCACGAAGCGCATCAGGTCGCTCGTGCGGATCATAGCGGCGACCACCTCGCCGTCGTCAAGCGTCACCTCGATGCTGACGGTCCCCGGCGTGATGGGGTCGGCGTTCATGCGCAACTGCCTCGCGCGCGTGCCGCAGCGGTCCCATGAGCCCACGGGCCACACGAACTGGAACCACGGGCGCCCGTCCTCGATGCCGTCAAGGTCGATCGGTGGTGTCTGCGAGTCGTCTGGTGGCATTTGTCCGCTTCTTGCGATCACGGGCCTCTCTCCTGTAGGCGGCGTCGAACATGGGATCCTGCGCGCGGCGCACCGCGATCCACTCGCGCAAGGTAACGTCACTATCGTCGTTCAGCGCCTTGGCGGCGATGTTCGCCTCCCGTCGCTCCGAGGCGGGGATCATCAGCCCGAGTGCGGCGAGCAGGCGCTTCATGAACGCGCCGAGCCCCGTCATCCACAGCAGCGCCACCACACCTACCACGGATAGCGCGATGAGCCCGTAGGAGAGCAGGGTCGCCCACCACGGCGTCACGTCCTTGACGCCCGGCAGCGCGCGGACGATCGCCTCGGTCGCCCCGATGATCGTCGCCTGTTCCTTTGCCCCGGCCTTCGCCTCTGTGGCAACCTGTCGATCCTTGGCCGCAAGTGCCGAGGTTTCCACACGCTCGAAGCGGTCCTTGCTGCTTTCGGCGTTGCGGCGGATCACTCCCGATGCATCGGCTATCCGCTGCGTGTCGCTGCAGCCGATGGCGAAAATGACCAGCGCCACGGCGCACATGTACGCCATGATGCCCGCAGCAATGGCGCATATGCGAAACGCGCACGCAATCGCCGAGTCTTGCGTACGGGACGGGATCATGGCCCGATCTTGACGAACCGCATCGCAAGCGACACGACCGCGCCGATGACCGCCGCCGCCCCGAGCATCTTGTGCTTCATCCCTTCGATGTCGTGGACGCGCGTTTCGAGCCGCTGGATCGATTGCTGCAGCTCGTCCTGCCTGCCGAGGAGGGAATCGACCTTGCCTTCAAGGCGCCCGATGGCGAGCATGATGGTCGCCAACTCCGATTCCGTCGTGCTGTTCATTGGTCCGTTGCCTCAAAGGGGTCGAAGTCCATGTCCTCGAAGTGGTCGCTAGCGTCGGTGGCCATCTTCGCGCAGGTCATCCCGTTTCCAAACTTCATCAGCCGGCGGTAGGTGCTGCCGGGTCGGTGGAAGGACACGAGCAGGAGTGCGGCGTCCGCATCGCCCTCCTCGATGATGCGCGAAAGCGCAGCGCGCATCACGCGACGCTCGCGCTGGGTGCGTGTCTCGGGTGCCTTGTCGCTCATGCCGGAATCAACTCTACGCGGGGACGGGTTGTCGCCTTGCCCTCGTCCTTGACGAGGCTGAAAGACAGGCGCATCCAGTAGCCGCCGAGCGGCTTCGGCGGCGCACCGCGCTCGATGTGCCAGCCGCCCGTGCCGTGGCCATACTCGTCCTTGTATGTCCCGGTGCGAACATGCCATTGGCTTTTGTGCTGCACCTTGTAGCAGCCGCCGTTGGCGGTCGGCTCCTCCTGCGTGATCTCAAGGCACCAGCGCTCATGGACATGCCCGCAGACCACCACGTCTGCCCCGGGCAGGTACGACGCCTGCCGGCGGATGCGGAGCGTGTCGAATGACATGAGCCCGCCGCCTCCGCTGCCGTGGAAGAGCTTGACCCATAGCCCTGTCTTCTGCCCGTGCATCTGCATCGTGACGTGAAGCCAGCCGCCGTAGCCGCCCGCGACGATATTCGAGTCGGCCTTGGTGTTGATGCGCTCGACGAGCCGCGTCGTGAGGCACGACTCACGTTTCTTAAGTACCGATGTTTCGTGGTTGCCTTGGTTTATGACCGCGAAATGGTGCGCGTAGGGCAGCAGGAAGTCGGCATTGTGCCGTACGAGACTGTCAAGGTAGTCCGTAGCGTTGGCGTGCTCCGGGCGCGCGACTGCGCCCTTGACCGCCCTCGGGTCGCCCACGCCGCCCATCGCGCAGAACAGGTCGCCCACGTCGATGATGCACGCGCCCCGGCGCACCGCCTCGTCAAGGTGCTGGCGCTGCAGGTCGTGGTCGCTGTGCGGGTTGTCGTGGTGCGCGTCCCCGCGCAGCAGGAACCAGAGGCAATCGTCCATGCCCTCGATGTCCTGATGGATGTGCGTGATCGCGGGATGCACGCGGCGGTGCGTCCACCGCTTGCCTGTCGCCGTGATCTTCTTGCGGTGCGCTGGCATCAGTCCTCCTCGGGCGCGAGCCCGTCAGCCTGCGAGAGGCGGATGTGGTACGCGGTGATGTGCGCCCCGGCGGGCTCGCCCGGATGCGCGTAGATGCGGTAAATGAGCTGCTCGCAGATGTGGGCATCGTCGCCCCAGACGATCCCCGTGAGGGCGTCCTCGGTCGAGCGTAGTAGTTTCGTCATGTCGGGCCGCACGATCGGCACTATCGGCGCGCCCTTGCGCAGTGCGCCAGATTTCGTGAGGTGCGACGCGGGGCGCGTCATGCGGAAGGTGATGGTCAGCCCGATCGGTGGATCGATCACCTCACGCGCGTCCATTGCCACCCGCGCGGCGGTCGCCACGAGCGCGCGCCACTGCTTTGTGCGCTTGCCTCCCGCGTCGGTCACGACGATCCGCCCGGTGTGCTTGTGGAAGAAGGCGCTCTTCGAGCCGCCCGGCGCAGGCTCGCCCTCGACGTGGAACGCCACCCGGTCGAGGCGCTGGGTCCGCATCAGTCGTCCTGCACGGCGGGCGCGAGCCCGAGCCGCTGCAGCCTGCTGTAGACCTCGTTCGATGCGCGGTCGGCGATGATCTCGAGCGCCTCCTCGTCGAACCCGAGCGCGGCGATCTCGCGGTCGGAAGCGTGCCCCTGCAGCCAAGCGGCGCAGAGCGAGAGCGCCATGATGTCGCGGACGCCGTGGTTGGCGCGCGCCTCCCAAGCGTCGCGGTCCTCCTCGAGCTGCGCGATCCTGCGCGCGAGCGTGGCGATGGTTTCTGCCGTCTGGTCCATGCTGTCCCCTTTAGGCTAGGTCGATATCCACGACGGAGGCGCGCAGCCGCTCGATGGCAGCCGCACGCCTGTGCGCCCGGATGATGGTTTCGGATGAAGGCTCAAGGCGAGCCGCGCGCTCCTCCGCTGCGCGCTGCATCGCCTCAAGCATGGCGCGCTGGAGCGCCGTGGTCGTGTCCGTGTGTGTGAGCGCATCCATGCGCCTGCGGATTGTGTCGCTATGCGTGCCGCGCTGTCAAGTCAAGCGCCGAGCTTCGCCTTGACCTTCGCCCAGTACCCGAGCGTCGCGCGCTTGGTGTGACCCTTCGGCCCGCCGTTGTGGATGCGGGCCAGCGTCTCGGCGTCCCACGACTTCGCGTAGCGCGACCAGTACGCCATGACCACGCGGCGGGCATACGCGCGGTCGCGCACGCTGTCGTACGTCTCGCCGTTGGCGACGAGCGAGGGGTCGTGATCGACGGCATCGAGCCAGTAGACCTTGTGGATCTGGAGCGGCCCGAGCGCCTTGCCGCCGTCGCCGATGGCGTTGGCGGGGTCACGCTGTCCGCCTGTCTCGACCTTCTCGATCGCGTCGAGGATCGGCGTTGGGTCGAATCCGGCTGGCGGGTTGATGGCGAGCGCGAGGATGATGGTGAGGTAGGTGAGCATGACCTCTTCATCGGCAGATCAGCCGCCGGGCTTTAGCCGCTTCGCCACGATCTTGCGTCCCTTCGTGATTATCCGCTCCGCCCACGGGGTGTAGTCCGGGTCGGCGGGAAGCAAGGGGTAGTGCTTCAGGACGCGCCGGGCGCGCTGGCGCACCTCGCGCGGCACGCGCGGCGTCTGCCGTGGATCAAGCAGCGCGTACAGGAATGTCCGCGTCGCGGCGATGGCACGGGCCTCTTCCTCGGGAAGTGTCATGCTTTATCTCCGTTCATGCGGACGCATCCGTCATCGTCCCAGCTTCCGTTCGTCATCTCCCAGTTACACGAGACGCACCTCATGTACGAGCCTTTGTCCTTGACCGTAGCGCCGCACTGCGGGCATAAGCCTGCACGAATGCGCCGCGCGTGAATCTCTGCCCAAATAGCGCGCGCTTCATCTTCTGAAAGTCTCATCGTGCCTCCTGTGCGGCGATGCGCTCGCCAATCCACTCCATGCAGTTCACAGCCATGCTGTTGCCGAGGGCCTTGTAGCGCGGCCCGTCAGGCGTTTCAGCCTTGCCGCGCCACGGGATCGCCGTGTAGTCGTCGGGGAATCCCTGAAGCCGCTCGCACTCGCGTGGCGTCAGGCGTCGAACGCTCATGGCATGAGATACCGCGTGCGGCCCGCGCGCAACCATCGATGGCATCGCATCATCATGGCGCATGATCGGCTCGTATTGCGCGTTCTCGCCTTGGTTGAATGCGGCTCGATCAATTACGACTGGCTGAAGCACGGCGGTGAATTGGCTAATGTCTGGCATGCGCTGCTGCCCTCCCGCATTGCGGCACGTCAAGGTGTGGGAGGCTTCGCTTCCGTCCCACCACTGGGGCAACAGGTTCTGGCATTCGTCGCCTGCGGGTCCGCCAGATCCGGTACGACCCCACTTGCTGCACACTGTTGGAGCGCAGCCTTCAACATCGGGGGCAGCTCCTTTCCACGCCGTTGCGCTCGCCGGATGATTCCTCTGCACGCTTTCGCGCTCAAAGAGAACCTTGGCGGCAGCGCCCCCGTCTCCAAGACATCCGACAACGAACACACGTCGCCGTCGCTGCGGGACGGCGCTCGGGTGCCTGTGTGTTCGGCACCATTGAGCGTCCAAGACGCGGTAGGCCCACCCATACCCCAGTTCCCCCAGCGCCCCGAGGAAGGAACCAAAGTCCCTTCCTCCGTTGGATGACAGGACGCCGGGGACGTTTTCCCAGACAACCCATCGAGGCCGCAGACGTTGAGCGATCTCAAGGTAGGTAAGCATGAGTCCTCCGCGTGGGTCGCGCAGTCCCTTGCGGAGCCCGGCGACGCTGAAGCTTTGACATGGTGTTCCTCCGACCAGAAGGTCGATTGCACCTCGGGTGATGGGCCATTGCTCATGTTGGGTCATGTCTCCGTAGTTAGGGATGTCCGGGTAGTGATGCGCGAGCACCGCGCTCGGGAACGCCTCGATCTCGCTGAATCCGACAGGCGTCCACCCGAGCGGGTGCCACGCGACCGTGGCGGCCTCGATGCCGCTGCACACGGACAGATATCTCACCGCGTCACCTTAAGCGTGTCGATTGAGCGCCATGCGGTGCGCGGAGGGAACCAGCAGATCGGATGGTCTTCGCTCTTCCACTCATCTCGCCTCGCCTCTGTTGGCGAGAGCCATCCAAGAATCTCAAAGCGCTTGACTTGCGGGGCGTTGCCTACTACCGCTATCACCATTCGCGTGTCACGCTGGCGCACCTTCGGCTTGCCGACTGGGCTGAACCGCACCTCAAACTCATGGCCTTCCATGTCGCTCGTGTTGTAGGTGTCGATAGCACCACCCCAGTACACACCAAGATACTTGGCGACGGCAAGTTCTGCGCACGCTCCTCCGATGTGACCGTACCAAAGCTGACCGGGGTGCCTCTCTGGGAAGGCTGGAGCTGACGATTTGTCAAGTGCGCTCGTCATGCGCAATCGCCCGACATCTGATGCCATCCGAACTTCATACGGCTTGAGATCGACAAACACCGACGCGACCGTTGAATCATTTGCGTTGAAGAGGCTCATGCCACCTCCGCCGGCCTCATGCCCGTGACGTTGCCGATGAGCTCCACGACCACGCCGACCGTCGCCGTCTTGCGGACCTCCGATCGGTACGTCACGTCGCCGGGCGTCCACGTGATCTGCGTCTTGCGCTCGGTGGCGATCATCGCCATCGCCTCGTATCCGTGGACCGCCGTGAAGCCCGTGTCCGTCATCACGACCGTCCATCCGTTGTTCTGCAGCCACGCGGCTGCGCCCTTCTGTCCGTCGGTCATTGATCCTCCATCCTGTAAGAGTTACTTACACGTTCTTCTGACGAGTCGATCGCGTCCCGGTGCGCCTGCCGCAGCGCGGCGCGCAGGTCTTCGATCACCTGCGCCGCCGCCTCGATGAGCTCGATGTCGCGCATCGCCTGATCGAGCCAGTCCACCGCAGGCGTCCCTGCCCGCAGCGGAATGGCCGACCACGACGCGCGCACGGCCTCGGCACGGAAGCGCAGATCCTCCGCGATGTCAATCACGCTGCACCTCCAAACGCCGGGTCGTGCATCTTCACGATGCGCTTGGCGCTGCCCGTCTTGAGATCCTGCGCCACCGTCTCCTCGAAGTGATCGCCGAACGAATCGCCAAGCGTCTTCTTGCACGCTCCCGGCTTCCATGCGCCGCTGGCAAGGTGCTCGGCCATCAGCGCCTCGTCGCCGCCAGTCGCGCCGAGGATCGCCACGAACGTCGCGCGCTGGTCCCGGCACTTGTAGCCGCGCTCGGTCCCGACGTACAGCCTCTTGCCGTCGCCGATGTCGATGTCGCCGTGGAGGGTGATGTGCTCGATGAGTGCCTCCTCGACTTCCGCGGCGAACTCCTTGAGCTTCGCCTGCAGCGCCTTGATGCCGCTCCTCACGTCGAGCAGGCCGTCCCTGCTCCCGATGTCGCGCGAATCGAGCGCCGTGTAGGCATCGACCAACTGTTCGTAACTCCGTGTCATTAGCGTCTCTCCTGCTGATTCCGGTACTCTGCATAGACCGTCAGCGCGGCCATGCGAGGCCAGTCCGAGAGTCGGGCTGGCAGCTTCTCCGTGACGAAGCCGATCGAACGGAGCCGATCGACCATCGCCGAGATCTGGTTGCGGGACAGGCCGGCGAGCGTGTCGCGCGCGCGGATCTCGTCCGCACGCAGCGCCTCCGCGCTGTAGTCCCCGTCGTCGTCCGCCTTGCTCATGCACGTCACGCGCCCGCCGTTGGCCTTGGCGATCTGCTCGGCTTCCTGCCGCGACTGCACCCGGCACCCGTACCACGCGCCCGGGACGCCGTGCTTTGACGTGCGCTGCCACGCGACATGCCACGTCATCGTGCCGGTGTAGCGAGGCTCCGGCGTGTAGGTCGCGGACTCGGTGAGCTGCGAGTAGAAGGCGTGGATCGTCTTGAGACGCGGCTCGCGCTGGTTGTCGCGGAAGGCGAGCTTGATCGCCTCGCGCAGCCGATCCTGACGCAGGCCGCTGAGCGCAGCGCGGAACTCGTCCGCCTGCACGTTGTTGAGCTTCAGCTTCGGCCAGCTGTCGCTGATGAGCTTCATGTTGTCGTTTAGCGTGACCGTCTCGGTCATGGCGTCTCTCCTATGCGTGGTAGTGTACATCGGCTATCCGCGATTGCAACCTTCAATCTTCGAGAGGCTCCCGTGTGTCGCAGCGGCAGATCCGACCGTCAAGGCGCTTGTAGAGCGTCGGGACGTTCGGGAAGTTGCCATCCCAGAAGAACTGGAAGTCGTCCGGGTGGCAATCGGGCGGGATGTGGGGCCCGGTTCGCTGGAAGCCGTGCCCTGCTCCGTTCGCTTGCGCTGGCTTCAGGTCCGTCCGGTTGCCGCCGCGCTCCTGCGTCCGGTCGAACCATCGGGTGATGAACGACCGCCACTTGCGCTTGTGCGCCTTCGCCGGGTTGGACCGGAGGTACTGGTCGGCCTTGACGAGATCGCGGTCGATGTCCACCGCCGGGTAGGCGATCGCCCATGCCGCCCGGTCGGCTTCCGTGATCCCTGCCCAGCTCGACTCGGAAGTCCAGACGATGGGGTCGGTCGGCTTCGCGCGCGCCTTGCGCGGCGCGGAGCTAACAACCGAAGGTTGTGAAGGGTTAAGGGTCAAGGGAGAAGGGTCAAGGGAGAAAGGAGAAGGGTTAAGGGTTAAAGGCGGGCTCGACCCGGAATCTCCGCGGCTCATCTCGGAAAGTCCCGTACTAGTCGCGGAATTTCCGCGGCTCGTCGCAACCTCATTCATGGCAGGAGGTTCCGGAAGGTTCTCCGATGTCTCTTTCTTGTGCGGGCGCTGGTGCTTTGCGAATCCTGTCACCTGCAGGTACGACACGCCATCAACGGCGTACACCTGCACAAAGCCACGCGCAACGAGCTGTCCCATCAGCGCGTCAATGTTGCAGTCGTCGTACGGAAGCACCTGCGCCTTGATGCGAGCCCGCCGATCGACAGTCCTTCCATCGCAGTCCACGATCGTCCAGAGCCCTGCGAAGAGCAGGCGCGCCAGCGGCTCGCACTCCGCGAGAAGGTCGTTCGAGAAGAAGCCCGGCTTGATCAATCGTGTTCGTGCCATTTCAGGCGACCTCCTCATCATCAAAGTGATCCATTGTCCAGAACAGCAGGCGACTGAATCGCTCGCGATTGTCGAGCGAGTCGTCGTTTCTAAGTTCTGCGGCCTTGGCTAGGCAAGTAGCCATTCCGATCTCTCTAAGGCTTGGCGAAAGAAGAGAGACACAGCCCGCTGACACCATGTCATGATCGTCTAGCGGTGGAACGAGTAAGCATCCAGCCACTAGCCACCCATCAAAGCATCCACGAAAATACTGCTCGTCATCCGCGAAGGCTTGCTTCCGGATCGCTCGTGGCAGGTTCTCAAGCCGTTTCGCGCCCTTGCCCATGTTGCACTCAACACAGGCCGGCACGAGGTTGTCGATCTCGTTGGTGCCACCTGCTGCAATCGGCACGACATGATCGACGTCGAGAACGCTGTCCTTCGCCGTGCGCCCGCAGTAGACGCATTGGAACTGGAATCTGTGCATGACATCCCAACGCTTGTTGGGACTGACGGACCGTCCGT